CGCTCTCGAACGGGTCGTCGCCGTCGTCCAGCGCACACACGTAGGAGAAAAATGCGTCGTCCTGCAGCTCGCCGGCGGCGACCTTGCCGGCGTATTCGTGGTAGTTCCAGCACGGCGACTTGCGGCTCGCCCCCGAGTTCGTGATGATGAAGATCAGCGCCTGGCGCCGGCTCTTCGTCCCCGCGCGCATCATCTCGAGCACGGTTGCCGTCTTGTGCTCGTGGAATTCGTCGATCAGGGCCACGTGCGGGCGCGGTCCAGACTGGCCGTCGTCGCTGCTGATCGGGCGAAAGAACGACCCGGTCTGCAGGTACGCCAGGTTCCACGCCTTCTCGCCGGTGCCGCTCTTCGTCAAGCGCTTGAGCAGCTCGGGCGACTGGTCGTGCATGGCGACCGCATCGCGGAACAGGATCATCGCCTGATCCTTCTTCGTCGCCGCGGCGTAGATCTCGGCACGAGGTTCGGCGTCCGCAACCAACCCTTTCATGCCGACGCCGGCCGCCAGCGGCGACTTGCCGCTGCCCTTGGCTGTCTCGACGTAGGCCACGCGGAAACGCCGGTAGCCGTCGTCCGTCTTCCAGCCGAACAGGCTCCCGACGACATACTTCTGCCACGGCAGCAGCTTGAACGGCTGGCCCTCGAAGTCGCCACCGTTCAGTTTGAGCACGTTCTCGTAGAAGCCGATCGCCTTTTGCGCCGCCGCGAGATCCCACACTAGGCCGCGCGCGGCGCCGTTCTTCAGGTCGGCCAAGTGGCGGCGGCATTGGGCCCGCACGTGTGGTCCGGCGATGCGCGTGCCGGCGGCGACTTCGCGCGCGTACTCGGTGACAGGGTCAGCCGCTGAAGTACTCCCCGAGCGGGTCTTTCTCTTCGTCGTCATCGAGGTCCACATTCACTTTAGAGCGTGCGGCCGGTGTCAACCCGAACTCGACGAGATAGCTCTTGAACTGGGCATCGGCCGCGCGCAGCTGGTTCACCGCCGGGTTGTTTTTGATGAGGGTGTTGCCGTTCTGGTCGACTGTTGTGTACGTGCGGTTGTCGCGCTCGATCAGCTCTCGGCACGCCAGAATGTCGGCGTAGCAGTCGCACAGCCGCTCCAGCGCCAAGCCGTCGGCCTCCGTCATCACACCCATCTTCAGCAGCAGCGTGCACAGCTTCTTCCACACCGCCTTCGCCTTCGGTGGCAAATGCGATGGGCACGTCGGCGCTTTTGCGCGCGGCTTCGGTTCTTTTTTGTTGATCGCGCGCTTGCCGGGGTTGCCCTTGACCAGCTTGAGCGCGGTCGGTGTTGGGCGCCTCCCGGCCATCGTCAACTCTCCAGAAAAAAAAGTTTCATTTCGCGGTTGTGCGAAAAGAGGGAGGCGGCGGTCCCTTACGCGAACTGCTCCAGAGATTTGACCGCCCCCTCCCCAATGGACAACAAGCCATTGAAAGTTTCCACATGGAAATGGTAGAGTATTGCTTCTTTGACTCCATCCTCCTTGACCATGTCTCTCGTATCGTGCCCGGCCTGCGGCCATCAAGTTTCAGTTAGAGCAACTTCTTGTCCGCGCTGCGGCGAAGTTGACCCCTCTCGAAAAAAGAGGAATGCCAACATTGCTTCGAGACTCTTCGGTCTAGCGATTGTCATTGGCGCGAGCATGTACTTCTACTTCTCAGTACTGCCACAGCTGCAGATGTTTATTCGCCACTGAAGTCCGCGCTCGGCGAGAAATTGCATCGCCTGATCAGGCCGGCCAGCCGTCCTCTCCGACGCCGCGCTTCGCTGGACGCTTCGTCTTACCCTGCTCAGCTTCCGTCTTCGCCGCGTGGCATGGATCGCAGATCGCTTCCAGGTTCGACGGGTGATCCGTCTGGGCACGCGTCCAACGTCGGCGCGCCGCTTCGGCCTTGCTCACGATGTGGTCGACCGCGCGGGCCAGCGTCATGCGCCCCGCGCGCTTGCATGATTGGCATTCGCCTTCATCGCGCTCCATCACTTCGTTGCGCACCTTGACCCATGCGTAGTCGTACCCGCGCTCGTGCCGCGACTTCGCGCCCCAGGCCATCAGGGACGACGCGCGGGCGGGAGCACGCGCACCAGGTCAACCAGCGATTGAGACGGCAAGCCGTAGCCTTTGGCGCACAGCAGCTGCTTCGCCTCCTCTGCATCGACCAGCCCGCGGCAGATGCGGTCGATGGCGGCGGTGTCGGCTTCCTTTGCCAGAATGGCCGGGCGGGTGCCGACCACGGCGCGCACGATGCGGTCGCGGTAGATCAGAACCAGGTTCGGCATGCTCTGCTCCGCATATGGTCGACGACGGCATCTTCACGGCGTACTTGCGCCATGAAGCGCAGCCAAATGAGTTCTGCTTCTACGTTCATCATGCCCTCAAGTTAATTGCCAAGCGCACAACGTACGTGGCACTATTGCGAGTCCAATAATTCGACATTAGCGGCAATGGATAACGCCTACGTGCAACAATTAAAAGCCGATTTCAAAGCATTTCACGAAGCCTTGAGCCGCGAATCTGACCGAGGCTGCGCGCTGTTTGCAGCAGCGTACTTGGATGACGCCCTTGCAAAATTTCTACGTACTTGTATGCGCGCCGATAAGCGTTTAGATGAAGATCTCTTCAAAGGACAAGCACCCCTGGGCAGCTTCTCCGCGCGCATTAAGCTCGCGTATTATCTTGGAGCGATCGATAGCAGACAGCGCAAGGACTATGACTGCATTCGTGACGTTCGAAATCATTTCGCCCACCATCCTGAAGTAGCGACATTCACTGATCAATCCATTCGTGATCGGTGTGCGAATCTTTCGCACTATGCCAAGGCTGAAAATGCTCCTCCACGGCATAAATTCGTTAGTGCTACATCAGGCCTGCTTGGTCACATTAACGGAATGCTTGTTATGAGCCGTGAGCACCCCGGCCCAAAGATTCACATCTTTCAACCCGGAAAAGACAAGCCTGTTGGCTAAAGCTCGGCGCCAGTTTTGAATGGCGCCTACGCCTTATTTTTTATGCTGACTGCTCGATTGAACGGAAGGCGCTTGCTCGACCAGCGACGCAACGTAGCGCGGCCGACGGTCTGTGCGGTCAGGCCACCGTCCAGCAGTACGAACCCGACGCCGACCGGGAGGTTGGGAACGATTGATGCCCTGATCCTTTCGCGCTGTTCCGCGGTCAGCCTATGCGGCGCCGTCACGATCAGTGTCGAGGCGCAGCGGTCGGGGCCCGCAGCCATGTCGATTCCGATCACGGCAGGCTGGGTGTTCGGTTCAGTCATTGGCTACCTCAGGAATAAAAAAGCCCGCACGGGCGGGCGAAAGCTCGGCAGCTGACAGCACATCGAGCAGGAGACACTGGAATTCATGCCGGTTACAGCGTCCGGCGACGTGGCGCGCCTGGGGGTGCGCTCGTCTGTTCTGGCCGACGCCAGATCGCATTCATTTTTCGCGGGATGTAAACGAAAAAAGCCCGCTGCAGTAGCGGGCTTTACTTTTCTTTGGACGTGCGAAACCGCCCAATGCCGCGATTCTATGAGAAATAAATTCGCGTTGCAAGATTCTTTTTCAATTTGTCTTCGAGTTCCTCGCGCGCTTGCAGCAGCACGGCCTCGTAATTCGAGCTCGCGAATCGCCATGCGGTCGACAGACCTTGGCTCTTGTAGACCGCCGCGCGCTGCAGCACCGTCAGGCTGTCGATCATTGCGTTCACCGCTTCGCCCATCTTCAAGTCGGCAAGGCGCTGAGCGTCGTGCACGTTAACGTCGGGCTCAGCGTCGGTGGCGAGCTTCATGCCGCGCGACCCCAGATCACGGTCATCGACGCGCATATAGTCGACCCAGCAAGCCATCAGTAATACGTACGGATCGGGCTTCTGGAAGGCGGGCTTTGCCACCTCGTCACGACGTACACGGCGGATGTTCGAGGTAGCAAAAATGCCGAGGGTCGCGGTGGCGGACATGGTCTTCTCCTGTTCAGTAACAGCTCAAATTTTAGCCCGTTCCAAGAGGAAATTTCCGGCAGTCATTCGATATTTTTTATATCGTTTTTACCCTGTTGAGCACTGGCCTCCTTCAAGTCGCGCTGCTGCTCGACAAAGCGCTTGCGAGCCTGCCAACTTACAACATCGCGGCGGAACAAAACGCACTGCGTGTCCCACTCAACGTACCGCGCCGGCGCATTGTCCTCGTTGTCGAATCCGTGGCAGCGGCCGAGGCCGAGCTCGGCGTACCGC